TCACGCTTACAATCTCGGATTTAATGTTCTACAAATCTTTTTTGAAGATAACCCAAAGGTTATTCAAAGAAAACATTTTACACTTTGGACTGGAGTACATCCTGACGACTTGTCAGACCAAAAAGAAGAAGTATTCGCAAAGGTAAAGGAAATTGATGAAACGATGGAAAATCGTTTGATTATGAAGAAACTACCGTCAGATACAATGACCATGTTGCAAATCAAAAACCAAATTAGAAAGATGGTTGCAGATGGTATCAAAGTAGACATGATTGTTTTGGATTACATTGATTGTGTTGTTCCTGATAAAAACTTGGGGGATGAATGGAAAAGTGAGGGATCAGTGATGAGAGCATTTGAAGCGATGTGTCACGAAATGAATATTGTTGGTTGGACTGCCACACAAGGTAACCGATCCTCAATATCTTCAGAAGTGGTAACTACAGATCAAATGGGTGGATCAATTAAAAAGGCACAAGTCGGACACGTTATTATTTCGGTGGCTAAAACACTACAACAGAAAGAAATGAAGTTGGCAACCATCGCAATAACAAAGTCACGAATTGGTGATGACGGAATAGTGTTTGAAAATTGTAAATTCGATAACGCAATGTTAGAGATAGATACAGAAAGTACAACAACGTTCTTAGGTCTCGAAGAACAAAAAGAAGAGAGACAACGACAAAGGGTTAAAGAGCTACTCGAAAAGAGAAAGCAAAGAGAATCTCAAACTAATTAACAAAAAATAAATTTTACAAAAATGGATATATCACAAAGAATATTGAGTGACATTACGGTGTACATGAAATACGCCAAGTTTCTCCCTGAAAAAAACAGAAGAGAGACGTGGGAAGAATTGGTGACAAGAAACAAAGAAATGCACCAAAAGAAATACCCACAAATTAAAGATGAAATTGAGGAAGTTTACCAAATGGTATATGATAAAAAAATCCTTCCCTCAATGAGATCTTTACAATTTGGTGGAAAACCAATTGAAATTTCACCAAACCGAGTTTATAACTGTGCTTACATGCCAATTGACCACCCTGATGCATTTTCAGAAACAATGTTCTTATTGTTAGGTGGTACTGGTGTTGGATTCTCAGTTCAAAAACACCACGTAGAAAAACTTCCTGAGATTAAAAAACCAAACCCAAGTAGAACAAGAAGATACTTGATTGGTGATAGTATTGAAGGATGGGCTGACGCAATCAAAGTATTGATTGAATCATACTTAGGTGTTAAATCATCAACTCCTGTATTTGATTTTTCTGATATCCGTCAGAAAGGAGCGTTGTTGGTTACTTCAGGTGGAAAAGCGCCAGGACCTCAACCATTAAAAGATTGTATTCATAACATCACAAAAGTTTTTGAAAACAAAGTTGACGGTGAAAAACTTTCACCTATTGAAACCCACGACATCGTTTGTCATATTGCAGATGCGGTATTGGCAGGTGGTATTCGTAGAGCGGCTTTGATTTCATTATTCTCCGCTGATGATGATGAAATGATTTCTTGTAAATCAGGTAATTGGTGGGAATCAAACCCACAAAGAGGTAGAGCTAACAACTCAGCAGTTTTACTTCGTCACAAAGTGACCAAAGAATACTTTATGGATCTTTGGAAAAGAATTGAGTTGTCAGGAGCGGGAGAACCAGGAATCTATTTGTCAAATGACAAAGATTGGGGAACAAACCCATGTTGTGAGATCGGACTTCGTCCATATCAATTCTGTAACTTGTGTGAGGTAAACGCTTCTGATATTGAATCACAAGAAGATTTTGAGAAAAGAGTTAGAGGAGCGGCCTTCATCGGAACACTTCAAGCAGGATACACTGACTTTCATTATCTTCGTGACGTTTGGAAAAGAACCACAGAAAAAGACGCTCTTATTGGGGTTGGTATGACAGGAATTGGTTCAGGAGTTGTTTTAGGTTATGACATGAAAGCGGCGGCAATCGCAGTTAAAGAAGAAAATGAAAGAGTTGCAAACCTTATTGGAATTAACAAGGCGGCAAGAACGACTACTGTTAAACCATCAGGAACCTCATCTTTAGTCTTAGGCACATCTTCAGGTATTCACGCTTGGCATAATGATTTCTATTTAAGAAGAATTCGTGTTGGTAAAAACGAAGCAATTTATTCTTACCTAGCAATTAATCACCCTGAGTTAGTAGAAGATGAATTCTTTAGACCACATGATACGGCAGTAATTACAATTCCTCAAAAATCTCCTGAAGGTTCTATTCTTCGTCACGAATCAGTATTCCAAATGTTGGAACGTGTTAAGAAAGTATCTCAAGAATGGATTAAGTTTGGACACAGAGGAGGACAAAATTCACACAACGTATCTGCAACAGTTTCAATCAAGGAAGATGAGTGGGACTTGGTAGGTGACTGGATGTGGAACAACAGAAAATTCTATAATGGACTTTCAGTTCTTCCTTATAACGGTGGTACATATACTCAAGCACCTTTTGAAGATTGTACAGAAGAAGATTTCAATCGTTTGATTAAAACTTTAACTGATGTTGATTTAACAAAAGTAATTGAGTTACAAGATAATACTAACCTAAGTGGTGAAGCGGCTTGTGCTGGAGGGGCTTGTGAAATAGTGTAATCATGACAGTAAGTGCATCAAACGATTGGATACAACAGTTATATGTTCAGGAGACAACTAAAAAATCTCCTGAACCTGACTTTTACAAAGATGAAAATGGAAAGTTTGTAATGACTGAAAGTTTTCATATTAAAAGAGGAAGTTGTTGTGGATCTAAATGTAAGCATTGTCCTTACGAACCACTGTACCAAAAAGGTATTACAAACATAAGAAAATCACTACTTCGGTAGTGATTTTTTTTATTGTTATATTTATAGAATAAAATGTTATGAAAATTAAAATAACAGAAAGCCAACTCAAAAACATTGTTGAAAAATTACAATCAAGTAAAAGTATAAATGAAGCTTGGTATGATGATGCTTGGGAGTTTGTAAAATCATCATATGAAACTATAAAAGGTAAATCTAAAGAAATATTCAAAGACATTACAGGTGTTGATTACGGAAAAAAAGATGATGTAAAAGGGGACGATATCCCAACCAAAAAAGAAATTGACAAAAATATAAACAAGTTTGAAAAAGAAATAGACCAAGATTCACCTGAAAGCAACGGTGATCTGAAAAATATTATTATCGGTGATTCCACCGTACCTTATTTAGATAATGCAGTTCAAAAGGCTAGTAGGATTAATAAAAAGGGTGGTGAAAGTTCTTTATGGTTAGGTGGTATGAGTGTTATTTGGTTGATCGGAGCACTTAAAAAATATTCAGTTGATCAAAATGTTGAAAATGTAATAATCAGTATGGGTACAAATGGTGGATTTGGAAAACATTTGAAGTATGATGTTAGTGAATTATTCAGTTTATTAAGAAAAAAATTTCCAAATGCTAAGTTCATTGTTGTTCAAGGATCGTGGGGATGGGGATCTTTAAAAAATATCAAAGAAGATGATGTAAAAGAATATTACAAAAAATACAAGAAAGAGGGGGCTACAGTAATAGAACCACCTATAGGTAAAGTCGAACCACATGGTAATATTCCAGTCTATCAAAAAATTGCAAAAGAAATTGATGCAATGTTGTAAAATACAAAAAGATAATTACCACAATCATTTATTCAAAATTACTATGATGTATATTTATTTGATATGTCACAAGGTATAACATATGGTATAACTTTTCCATTTAGAGATTCATTTACGGGTGTTTATTTGGATGTTTCAAATACCAATCAACAAGAAATTAGAAACTCTTTGATTCATCTTTTGTTAACAAGAAAGGGATCAAGATATTATTTACCAACTTTTGGTACAAGATTGTATGAATATATCTTCGAACCTTTGGACGGACCAACATTTTCAGAAATAGAGTCAGACATAAGAGATTCGATTGGTGAATTTATGCCAAACTTACTTGTAACTGAAATAAAAATTGAATCAGGATCAACAGGATTAGAGAACAAAGGTTATACCGTGAACGAGTATGATCAAAGAGAGTTCAAAGTACCAGGAATTTCAGATTTAGAACACACAGCTAAAATCACAATAAATTACAGAATTACAAATCAATCATTTAATGAAAGTGATTTTGTAATTATCAATATTTAATAGTATGGCAGAGAAAAAAATATCCTACACAACCAGAGACTTCCAAGGGACTAGAACTGAGTTGATAAATTTTACAAGAACTTATTATCCCGACCTTGTTCAAAATTTTAACGATGCGGGGATTTTCTCTGTTTTATTAGATTTAAATGCTGCGGTAACCGACAACCTACAATTTCAAATTGATAGAAGTATACAGGAAACTGTTCTACAATTTGCACAACAAAAATCATCGATTTATAACATAGCCAGAACTTACGGATTAAAAATTCCTGGTCAAAGACCATCTGTTGCTCTGATTGATTTTTCGATTACAGTTCCTGCTTTCGGTGACAAAGAAGATCTAAGATATTGTGGAATTTTATCAAGAGGATCTCAAGTAAACGGGGCTGGACAAACATTTGAAACGGTTTACGACATAGACTTTGCTTCTGCAATTAACGTTGAAGGAACACCAAACAGGTTAAAAATCCCAAATTTCGATGCTAATGGTAACTTATTAAACTACACAATAACTAAAAGAGAAGTTGTAGTTAATGGATTAACCAAAGTTTTTAAAAGAGTTATAACACCAAATGACGTTATTCCTTATTTTCAATTATTCTTACCTGAAAAAAATGTTTTGGGGGTAACAAGTGTAATCTTAAAAGACGGTACACAATATACTACTATTCCACCGGCACAAGACTTTATAACTCTTGGACCTGATAGGTGGTATGAGGTTAAAGCCTTAGTCGAAGATAGAGTTTTTGTTGAAGACCCAACTAAACCATCAGATCAACCGGGTGTAAAGGTTGGTAAGTACATATCTACTTCGCAAAAATTTATCACAGAATATACTCCTGAAGGGTTTTTAAAAATGACCTTTGGTGGTGGAAATGTTTCGGCTGAAGAACAACTCAGAGAATTTGCAAGAGACGGAAAAGGTGTTGACATTTCAAGGTACATAAACAATTTAGGTTTAGGAAGTGCTTTAAAATCCAATAGTACTTTATTCATACAATATAGAGTAGGTGGTGGTTTAGCAACAAACGTTGGTGTTAATGCAATTAACCAAGTTGGTACAGTTGTTTTCTCAGTTAATGGACCTTCGGAAACAATCAATAGATCGGTTATTAATAGTTTGAGATGTAATAACGTAACGGCAGCAATTGGAGGAGCTAACGCACCAACAACAGAAGACATTAGACAAATGGTTTCCTTTAACTTTGCGGCACAAAACAGAGCGGTAACCGTAAATGACTATGAGTCTGTTATAAGAACTATGCCATCAATATTTGGGGCACCTGCGAAAGTTGCAATCGTTGAGGAAAACAACAAGGTTAAGATAAAAATGTTGTCTTATGACACGAGTGGAAACCTTACTGATGTAATATCAAACACATTAAAACAAAACGTGGCAAATTACCTTTCGAATTATAGAATGATTAATGATTACATCTCAATCGAAAGTGCCGAACCAATAGACCTTGCGGTTTCATGTGATGTGGTTTTAGATAACTCGCAAACACAAGGGGCTGTAGTTGCAAAAATCATAGAGATCATTTCAAATTACTTCAATCCACTAACAAGACAATTAGGTCAAAACGTTGTAGTATCGGAATTAAGAAGATTAATTCAATCAGAAAATGGAGTTATCAGTATTTCTGAAATGAAGTTCTTTAATTTAGTAGGAGGTCAATACTCATCATTTGAAACATCACAGAC